ACAGGAAATTTTGAATGCGTAGAATGTGGCTATACGGAAAATGCCGATGTAGTGGGAGCAATGAATGTTCTTACACGTGGGCAAGCAATAGTCCAAGCATAATAAATATCAGGGTAGGACATACCCGAAGCGTCTATGAAGTGAATCTCAATAGAGATCAGCAGTAGAAACCCACCGAGAGTAGCCCACAGCTTGCTGTGGGAGCTAGTAGGAATCCCCTGCCTTTAGGCAGGGGAGGATGTCAATTCATTCCCAAAAATCACTTCATCACAAAATAAGCCATGTTGAAGTCGCTCACCTCTTTTTAAATTACGCCATCCTTTATTCTGTAATCCTAGGATTTTTAAAGAGGATGACGAAATGAAACTCACTCTCGCAGCTTGTAGCTTTGAAATCAATAAAGCCAAATACGGTCGTATTCAGCTTTTGCCGTACGGCGAGTTTAGAGCAACAGACGGCAGACCAACAGATGTGGAGGCTTGGTATGTAACAGATACAAATGGTGCAGATGTGGTTGCGCTCGCAAATTCAAAACGCAACCCCCTTCCAATCGACTACGAACATCAAATTATTCATTCACAGAAAAACGGCAAAGAAGCACCGAGCGCGGGTTGGATGGAATATCTCTATTTCACCCCACAAGGTATTTTTGCTGACGTCCGTTGGACTGATAAAGCCGCGGAATATATCAAAAATGGCGAATATCGTTATATCTCTGCAGTGTTTGCTTATGACACTGAGGGCTATGTTCGCAAAATCTTTCACGCAGCACTCACGAATACTCCTGCACTTGACGGCATGGATGAAGCAATGGTGGCTGCAAGTGTTCAATTATTAAATGAGGAAGCACAAGAAATGGACAAAGAGTTACTCGCGATGCTTTGTACTTTATTTGGCTTGGCGAATGCGACCGAGGCTGAAATTAAAGAAAAAGTGACCGCACTCTCACAAGCGAAAGGTGAGTCAAAAGTGGTGTTATCTGACGTGTATAGTGCACTTAAAGAAAAAGAGCAATCCGTTGCAGCATTGAGTGAAAAAGTCAATGCGTTTGATCCGGCAAAATATGTGCCAGTTGAACAAGTGGCAGCACTTCAAAACGATTTTAACGCATTTAAAACTGGCGTTGAGAAAGAGAAAAAAGATGCACTGATTCAAGCGGCATTATCAGAAGGCAAGCTCTCACCAGCACTTAAAGAATGGGCAGAGGGCTTATCTGTTGAAGCGTTAACGGGTTATCTAGATAAAGCCACACCGATTGCCGCGTTAAGTGGTCAACCGCAGGCGAAAACTAATCCGAATGAAAACGTGGTTGCGTTATCGGAAGAAGAAAAAGTTACTGCAAAAATGCTGGGGATGAGTGAAGACGCTTATCGTGCATACATGAAAAATGACAAAGGAGCGAAATAATGGGTGCAGTCAATAAAGCCTTGGTTTTAAATCATATTACAGAAGCCTTTCGTAAAGAGTTTTCAGCAGGCTTAGCGTTACATGAAAGTCAATGGCAACAAGTCGCGATGGAAATTCCGTCAACTACAAAAACAAATACTTATGGCTTTTTAGGTAAGTTCCCGAAAATGCGTGAATGGGTTGGTAAACGACAAATTGACAGCATGAACGCTCAAGGGACAAGTATTACTAATAAAAAGTACCAGTCAACGGTCGGTATTCCGCGTGAAGAGATTGAAGATGACCAAGTTGGTTTGTATATGCCAATGATGAAATTGGCGGGGCAATCTGCAGCAGAATTACCAGATGACGAGGTATTTGGTTTACTTAAAAAAGGCAAAACCACGTTGTGCTATGATGGTCAAAACTTTTTTGATAATGACCACCCTGTTTATGAGAAAACAGATGGTACAGGCTCTCATACCACGCAGTCGAATTTAACTGTAGGTACTGACCAAGATGCACCAACGTTTTACATTCTCGATACACGTTTGCCGATTAAACCACTTATTTGGCAAAAACGTACCGCGCCTGAAATCGAAGTGAAATTTGACCCATCGAAATCGGAGCACGTCTTCATGGAAGATGAATACCTATGGGGTGTGCGCGCACGCGGTGCGGCAGGATTTGGTTTCTGGCAACTTATCCATCGTGTAGAGAAAACGAACTTAACGGCAGAAAACGTTAAGAAAGTGATTCAAAACATGGAAGCATTGAAAGGCGATGGTGGAAAGGTATTAAACATTCGCCCGAATCTTATTTTAGTGCCAACAGCATTGAAATATAAAGCAAAAGAATTGTTTGAGACTAAAGTGATTAATGGTACTTCAAACATTCTTGAGGGTGACTTAAAAGTGTTGGTGTCCCCGTTTATTAACGAATAATTTGTACAATAAAAAAGGGGTTAGTAAGCCCCTTTTAGGAGTAACAAAATGCCAAAAGAAGATAAAGATGTGAAAACAAAAAATAGCAAGCTAGAAGATGTTAAGCCTGAAGATGTGAAACCAGAAGACATTAAGCCTGAAGATGTGAAACCAGAAGGCATTAAGCCTGAAGATGTGAAACCAGAAGACATTAAGCCTGAAGATGTGAAACCAGAAGGCATTAAGCCTGAAGATGTGAAACCAGAAGACATTAAGCCCGAAGATGTAAAAGCGGATAGTGGCTTTGAAGTAATTAAGCCTGTTTTTTTGATGTTCTATTAATGTCTCATCATCCGCAAGAAAGCTATGGTCGTTGTGGTTATCGTTTTAATAAAGAAAACATGGTGCGAATTTCAGCGGATGAATTAACAGGTGAGCAGATTTCTCGCTTATTTGAAGATCCATATTTAGAAGTCGTCCCAGTGATTGAAGAGGACTAGTAGTGTACGCAACAATTAACGATTTTATTTTGCGTGTTGGCGAGTTCCAAGTCATGGAGCTCACTGACCGAGAAAATACTGGTGAAGTCAATCAGGCAGTTTTAACTATCGCTTTATCAGATAGTTCAAGTCAAATCGATGGCTATCTAGTGGGTCGTTATAAGTTGCCATTAAAAACTATTCCACAAAACCTTACTCGTATTTGCTGTGATTTAACACGTTATCGTTTGGCATCAATGTCTGAAGTCTCAATTACTGAAGAGATTATCGAACGCTATAAGTTAAGTCTGCGTGAATTAGAAAGCATTGCGAGCGGCAAAGTATCCCTTGGTATTGCAGAAGATGAGCAAGCAAGCACGGGAGAAAATACGGTGATTTTTACTAACGTATCAAATCGGGTATTTAGTCGTGATAACGAAAATTGAGAACGCGCTTGTTGAGCGATTAAAAAAAGGGCTCGGCAAATTAGCAAACACTGTAAAAAGCTACGGTGGGGAGCTAGATGATGAGAGTATCGGCACTGCAAGATTGCCAGCGGTGTTAGTGACTTATGGCGGTTCACGTATTGAATGTAAAGACTTGCGACGTCGTCGTCATAAATCGACAGATACTTTTGTGATTATTTTAGCTGTTCGTTCATTAAAAAGTAATCAAATCGCACGACAAGGTGGCGCAGATAGCCGTGAAATTGGTGTGCATCAACTTATATCAGCTGTTCGTAGATTACTTGATGCACAGACACTTGGGAATATGGTTTACCCACTTAATCCTAAACGGGTACGCACGATTTTTAATAATGCGCAATTTCGCAACGACAAAATCACGGCATACGCAGTGGAATATGAAGTGGCTTATGACGACATACCGCCACTTGAAGATGGGATGTTTCCTGAATTTACGACAGATAAGCAATCACCCGATTATGTATTTAATGCATACCAAGGCGAGTTATCTGACCAACTGCCTGAGCTTCATAAGGTCACTGGTAAAGTATTTGACCCAACAACGGGTGATTTTGTTGAGTTTAATGTAGAAACAAAGGACGTGAAATGAAAAGATTTTTAACAGCGCTTTGTATTGCGTTTTTTCAATTCAAGCATTCTCAGCAGCAACGGTTGCTCCCATAATTGCTGCCGCAGTTGCTCATCAAAACGCTACTAGTAAAGCCAATAAAGAGCGTAAGAACGCTGATTTACAAGCAAAAGTAGTGACAAATATTGTCCAGAGTGGATTGACTGTTGATGCAGATTCGGGACACGTGATTATTCGTTGCCTCTGGGTTAAAGGCGGGCTTTGTAAGATACCGGAAGGCAAGAAAGAAGGGGATGGTTTTTTCACTAGAAAAACAGATCTTATCTTAACACCGCAAGAATTTGCCGAGCGGGAGGGGTATAAAAAAGTGCATCGAATCACATTATTACCGCTTTATCGCGAAGACTGGTTAGCACTGGATGTCAGTAAGGAGTAAATATGAAAGTCAAAGCAGCTGTGGGAGTTAAAGTCCCACTTGAGAATCAACCGCTCGCATATATTGAGCAAGAGCCAGTTGAAGTTGAAAACACAATTTACTATCAACGTCGCATTGCAGACGGTGATTTAATCGAATTAAAAGGCAATAAAAAGGCGGATAAATCATGACAAATATTGAATTTGACAAAATCCCAACATCAATTCGTAAACCCGGTGTTTACACTGAATACAACAGCAGAAATGCGGTGAGTACATTACCAACAAATGAACAAGAAGTATTGATTGTTGCGCCAATGATAGAGGGTAAAACAGAGTTTACAGCACCAGTTCGAATTTATTCTGATTATGATGCAGAACTAGCATTTTGGGCAGGCTCGTGGGCACATTTAATGGCGCGGATTGCAATTCAAAACAACCCGCTATTGCGTTTATCGATCATCGGCTTGAAAGATGACGATGCAGGCGTGGCAGCAACAGGCACACTTACGATTGCCGGTACTGCTTCGGCGATTGGCTATATGACAGCAAGCATTGCTGGTGTTGAGTATAAAGTATCTGTTGCAAAATCAGAAGCGGCAACTGCTGTTGCTGCACGTTTAGCTGCAGTGATTAACGCTTCACACATTTGCCCGGTCAAAGCGCAAGCATCCGAGGGTTCAATCACGCTCACGGCAAAATGCAAAGGCGAAATCGGCAACGAAATCGCATTAAGCGCATCAAGTTACACGCCAAGTATGACGTTGAACGCACAAGCGTTTGCAAGCGGTGCGAACAATGCAGATTTAGCAAAAGCATTAGCAAGTGTTGCGGGTACGCATTACAACGTGATTATTTCTCCTTTTGCGGACGATAAAAACGCTAAAGCCTTGGTTGCTCACTTAGAAACGGTGTCATCTCCGCTTGAGAAGAAACCGGGAATTGGTGTAATTGCATGGCGTGGCACAATGGCAACTGGGACAACATACACTGAGAAGATTAACTCAGAACGTGTGACTTGTGCTTGGTACAAAGGGGCTATTGAGTCTAACGCACTTGTGGCCGCTGGCTATGGTGCTGTGATTGCAGGTGAAGAAGATCCCGCCAAACCACTGAATACACTTGAAATTAAAGGTTTAACGCCGGTTGATGTAACCCAAAATCCACTTTTAACAGAAGTGAATCAAGCGTTGTTTCACGGTTTAACGCCAGTCACTGTTGTAACTCATCGTGTGCGTATTATGCGTGCGATTACGACGTACACGAAATCAGCAACAAATACGGATGACCCAAGTTATTTAGATTTAACCACAATTCGCACGCTTGACTATACGCGCAAAGCACTAGAACAACGTATTGAGTTGCGTTTTCCACGCTCAAAACTATCTAACCGCACGCCACCGAAGGTACGCTCAGAAATCTTAGATGTGCTTTATCGCTTGGAAAATCTTGAAATTCTGGAAAACGTTGATTTGCACAAAGCAAAACTGTTGGTGCAACGTAATCAACAAGACCCAAATCGTTTAGATACGGTCATTCCAGCAGATGTGGTTAATGGCTTGCACGTTGTTGCAAACCGCATTGATTTAATTTTATAGGGGGCATAAATGGCTAAAGAATTTGCTAGTCTCGGCATTATTGAAGTTGATGGGTTAGAAATCGACTTGACGAAGTGTGATGTGCGTGTGATTACGGGTCGCAAGCCGGTTAAAACGATTAATCGGAAAGGGAAAGTAAAAGGTTATGCAAAAGGCATTGCGGAATATACCCTTTCTTTAACTGTTGCCGTGCCACTAAATAGCCCAGAACCTGACTGGGACAATGTCGATGACGCCAAAGTCACGATTGAAGAAGAAAACGGTCAACGCATTTCGTATCGCAATTGTTTTACGACAGAAGTTGGCACAAGCTATACGGTCGATAATGAAGAAGTGCGTGATATTCAAGTGGTAGCTTTAGATAAGGTGATTGAATAATGCAAGGGCGTTTATTATTGGGCGTGCCGTTTAACGGCGCGCAATATTTTGATTTTAATGTGAAAATTCTAACCCTTGGGCTTGAGTGCCAAGCGTTAGAATGGATTGAAGAAAAGGGACTTGCGAAAGATGAGCTAAATAAAGCCGAACAAACGCTCGTTGACTTAGCTTATCTTTGTCAGCAATTGGAGATTATCGGTATTGATAAAGCGAATTTAACGCCTGAATTTTTACTCGATAATCTCTCAACAGATGATTATGTCTTAATCACAGATTTAATTGGTCAGTTAAGAAAAAAGTGTATCGACGCTGGGGAAAGCCAAGCTTTAACAACAGCGTAATAAAAAAACTCACTTTACCACAAGTGTATGAGAATTACCGGAGTGCGGTGGTTTTATTGAGTAAAATTGGTTTTAACGCACAGCAAGTCTGGGATATGTCACATGCAGAAATTAACGCGTGGATTGAAAGTTATTTAATACAGCATGGTGTTAAGAAAAAATCACTAAGAAGTGATGAGACGGTGACAAGTTATGTCTTCCGACGTCGTAAAAGTCAAGAAAAAAGGGGGCGTAATGCCCCTTTTTATTTTGCATTTAAAAAAGTTTAAAAGAGGTTTAAAGATGTCAAGTTTAAATCTGTCATTGATGTTAAAAGCGCAAGATTTTGCCAGTCGCACAGTGAAATCTATGCGTGATAATGTTAATAAATCAACGAAAGACATTGAGAATCAAGCTAAACGTTCAAGTAGCGCGCAGCAAAATGAAGTGAGAAAAACAGCGCGACTGACAGAGCAAGCTTATCGCCAGATTCAGCAACAAGCCCGCACGACGGCGACAGCACGCGAGCAACTGGGTATGCGCAGTGAACGGTCGATTCAAAATGAGATTTTGCGCACAGAACAAGCATATCGTCGTTTGAAAAATAGCGGTACCGCGTCGGCAAGAGAGCTTGCACGCGCAACAGAACAGCATAAGCGACGAATTGCAGAGTTGAATGCGGAAATGGGGAAAATTACCACAGGTCAACGCTTGGGGAATATCGGGCGCGGTGTGGCAGGTGCTATTGCTGGTGTGACAGCGGGTGCAATGGTATTAGCCCAACCGATGAATAAACAGATGACTTATGACAGACAACTTGCAATGGTGTCCAATACTGCATTTTCAGAGCGTGACGTGGACGGGAGAATTGCAGGGAAAAAAGAATTACACAGTGCGGTCAAAAACGCGGTAGAGACGGGCGGTGGCACAAAAGAAGATGCATTAAGTGCGCTTGATACACTACTCGCCTCTGGCGCAGTATCTGCTGATATTGCAATGAAGTTATTACCGACACTACAAAAAGGCGCGGTGGCAACTGGGGCAAGCACGCAAGACTTATCAAAAATTGCGATCTCCGCAATGCAACAATTCGGCATGAGTGAAAATCAAATCGGTGAAGTATTAGACAAAGCAGTTGCAGCAGGTCAAGCGGGGAACTTTGAGCTTGCCGATATGGCACGCTGGTTGCCTCAACAAATGGCAGCAGCTAAATCAGCAGGCTTAAGCGGTATGAGTGGCTTTGAGGCATTGCTTGTGGCAAACCAACAAGCTCGAGTAACTGCGGGTACAAGTGACCAAGCTGGTAATAACTTGGCTAATTTGTTGGCTAAAATCACATCTAGAGAAACAAATGATCGTTTTGCAAATTTAGAAATCAAGGGCAAGGACGGTAAAACGCACGGCGTTGACTTCATTAAGTCGATGGAAGCACAGAAAGTTAAAGGGAAAAACTCAATTGAAGCGTTCATGGCGATTATGGATCAAGTGATTGGCGAAGACAAAAACTACAAAGAATTACAAGAAAAACTGAAAACAGCCAAAAAAGAAGATCAGAAAGCCTTGCTTGAGCAAATGACAAACTTAGTTGAAGGTACGGCAATTGGTCAGATTATTTCAGATAAAGAGGCTCTGCTTGCGCTAATCGGTATGCGTAACAATGTGCAACTCGGGCAAGAAGTGAAAAATAGCGTGATGAATAGTGCGGGCGCGGTTGAAAGCTCGCACGCTGTGATTGCTGATACAAATGACTTTAAAACCGAACAGCTTAAAAATAGCGCAGAGTTTGCGCAAATGGAAAGCTTAAAAGGGTTTAACAATATGATTGGCGATGTCAGTGCTAAGTTGACAGATTATGCCTCACAATACCCGGGACTAACGACGGCGATTGCGGGGACAACAACGGGTATTGCCGCATTAAGTGCGGGCGCACTTGTGGCGGCTGGCTCATTGCGTTTGCTGGGCGGTAGTACAGGCTTAGGTTTAGGGGGAGCATTAGGTGGATTATCTAAAGCTGGCGCGGTTAAAGGTGGGTTGTTTAAAGGCGGCAAAGTGGGCAGTTTATTAAATGTTGGCTCTCTGGCAGTCGCGGGGCTTGCGATAGCATCAGATAATCACGATGACTATTTTGCACAACAAGAAGCAATCAAAGAAAAACGTGAGAAAGCGCAAGAAAAAGCGAATATCGCGATGAGCGGGCATTCTGTCAATAAACTTCAATACACGCCGACAACGTCATTTAAAACATCAAATGTGAACTATCACGGGGCTTATGCAATTGCTGATATTCAACGCAATCAAGCGATTGCAAAGGCTAGACTTAATCAAGGTACACTAACACAAGCACAATATGATGCGCGAATTGAAAGTGGCAATGCACGCATTGCCGATTTGACACAAGCGGATTTACAACAATTCGGCAATCAGATTCAAAGTGGATTAAAGCAAGCGGTAGAAAATCAACAGCATACGATTCGAACGCACATCACAGTAGAGCTAGATGGGCGTGCCGTGGCTGAAACTGTATCAGAAAATCAATATAGACAATTTAATCGGGAGTAACTATGAAAGGTTGGACTATGCCAGTTCAGCGTGCGTCATATCGCGGTGTGCGCTTTGATGTGTTTAATATTGAAGACAGTGTTGAGCGTGCCGTGGTTGAGCACGCTTACCCGTTTGTAAATGGTGCAGATATTGAAGATTTAGGCTTAAATCCACTTGAGGTGAGATTAAGTGCGGTGTTTTATGGTGAAGGGTATTATTCGGATTTTAAAAAGTTTTTAGAAGTACTCAAAAAACAAGGGTCGGATGTATTAACACACCCAATTCGCGGGCGTTTACAAAATATGATTTGCACGTCTGCTAATTTCTACCACGATGCAGAATATACTGACTATGTCACGTTGAATTTAATTTTTCGTGAAGCAACACCCGCTAAGCCAATTTTCTTGTTTAATAACGCTCTTTTTGGCTTGATTGACGACTTTTTGTCAGCTATTGAAGACTTCGTAGATGAGTGCCTCGCGTTTTTCTCAGAGATCATGGAAGGGATTAGTTTAGCAGCGAATTTTAAAGCAAGACTACTTGGTACATTCGGTGCGATTTTCGGATGTTATGAGCATTTACGTGACTTATTTACGCTTGATAAAGCGAAGTTTAACACGCCCGCAAGCACGACTGCAGATAAGTTTAATACGCAATCATCGCAAGCTTGTAAAGATATTTTCGAGATGATTGAAATTGGCCTGACACAGATTGCAGCGCGTCAAGATTTAACTCAACGTGCGAAGTTTGACGAAGTGTTACGCACAATTGATCAAATTGATGAAATACCGACTATTTTAGTGACGGGCAAGAACGCCAGTGCAAACAGAAAAGCGAATCTTAAATCGCTGACTAGCGCGTTAAGTGAACGAGATACGAGAGAGATTAATGCCGCAATGCAGCTTGCTTGTACAGCGGCACTGATGAAAATTGCAATAGACTTTATTGAAGATGGCACGATGTTGCCAAGTGATATCGAGTATATCGCAACAAAAGTGCGCTTACAGATTTTAAAAAATCTCAATACTGTTCGCGCATTTGCACAAGAAGTTACTCCGAGCTTTACGGTGACAATGCCGAATACCGGTATCTATACCAAGTTGCATTTAGTGAGTGAGCGATTGCGTAATCAAGGAAAAAAATAACGAAGCTTGCATTAAGTGCGATTAATCGTAAGCCACCCTTGGTGATTCGTACAGTTGAAATCAACGGCACGCTTCAGCAAGTCGCGCACGAGTTTTACGGTGATTATCGACGCGCAAATGAGTTGTTGCGGCTTAATCCACAAATTCGCTATCCAAATTTTATTACGAAAGGCGAGGTATTAAATAGTTATGCAAAATGAAGTGAATTATAACTACCCATTTGAAAATGAAATCGTAGTTGAAATTGATGGAAAACAGCATAAAAGTTGGAAGTCTTATGATATTGATAGTGATTTTTTAATTGCGGCAGACGCTTTTCGATTCGATATAGGCACGCCGTCAATGGATACAGTGATCTCCAATTTTACAGGTAAAGAAGTGAAAGTCATGATTAATGAGCAATTGGTCATGACGGGTATTGTAGATACGACTCAGCATTCGATCAATAAAACAAATCGCACATTTAATTTGAATGGGCGTGATAAAGCAGCGATTTTAGTCGATTGCTCGGCACCTATTACTAACGTTAAAGGGTTGACTTTGCTCGATGCAGTGAAAAAGATTGTTGAACCATTGGGCATTAAAAAAGTTGAGTTAAAAGCAGAAGATAACCCAACACTTGATAAAGTGGATATTGATATTGGCGAAACGGCTTGGAATGCAGTGAAACGATGTGCAAACTCAGCTGGATTACACGCTTGGTTTGACCCGAAAGGTGTGCTGATTGTAGGTGGCGTAGATTATTCTACCCCGCCGGTTGCTACGCTTTGTTGTATGAAAATGGTGAGCGAAATAACTTTTCAAACGCAAACCTTGTCTTTGATGTGTCACAGCGTTTTAGTGAGATTACATTTCTAGCACAACGCCACGGGCGTTCGGGTGATGATAATAAAAACGATTTAAAATGGACTTATAAAGACGATTCAATGCAGACTTACAAACCAAAAACCGTTGTTGTGCCTGATGTGGAGGACTTAATTTCACTTAAAAAATGGGCGAAAAAATACATCGCAGACAGCATTTTAGAAGGTTTTACTCTGACGATTACAATACCAGACCACAAAACACAAGATGGCACGCTGTGGCAACCGGGGCAACGTGTACATATTATCTGTGAAGAGTACGATATTGATGCTATTTTCTTTTTAATGGGGCGTCGATTTATGCTTTCTCGGGCAAGTGGCACACAAACAGAGTTGCGTTTTAAACAAGACGGAGTGTGGACACCGGATGCGTACAAAGCAAAAGCAGATAAAGCTCGCAAGCGTAAAGGTAAAAAAATCAAGGTGATCTCATTGTATTGGATAAGTAATCATGCGTAATTTAACAAAAAAAATTCAAGAAAAAACAGGCGCAATGCTAGCAGATGTGCGACAAGTGTTCCGCGGCGTACTTAATCTTGTGAAAAGTGGTGATAACATTCAGAAAGCGCAGGTGTCAGGACTTGCGGGCGAAACGTTACAAGATGTGGAGCTGATGCAACAATTCGGTTTTACGTCTGTGCCTCCTGCCGGCACACAAGTAGTTGTCGTGCCTGTGGGCGGTAAAACCACGCATAGCATTGTGATTGCAACAGAGAACGGTGCATTTCGTGTTAAAAATCTGAAAAATGGTGAGGTGGCAATTTACGACCAAAGCGGCAGCACAATTATTTTAAGACAAGGTCGCTTGGTTGAAGTGGATTGTGACACGTTTAAATTGAATTGCAAGACATATCAAGTCAACGCAAGCAGGTCAGCTGATTTTACTACACCCAAGCTTGAGACGTCTGCTGTTCTCACAGCCCAAGGGAAAATTAATGGTAATGGCGGTATGGCGGTCCAAGGTGGAAGTGGTGCGTCATTTAGCGGAGATGTTGAGCAATCTGGCGGTGACTTTACAACGAGCGGTGATGTTGTCGCAAATGGTAAATCACTTGTGAGTCACACTCATCCGGGTGACAGTGGTGGGAATACGGGCGCGCCAAATTAAAACAATTTTTAGTCAAATTAAAGCGGTGTTGAAGTGTCTCACCGCTTTTTTTGTCTTTTTTTTCCTATGCTAAAAATATGGACAGAGAAATCAACCCGCTTACAGGCGACTACACAAGTAAGCAAATCAGTACACTGCAAAATGCCGTGTATATCAGACTAACAACACCACTAGGCGCGTATTGGGCAGATGGGCGTGTAGGTTCTCTGCTCCACCTAATTCAAAGAGAGAAAGATGTAGAGCGCGTGGGCTTGCTTGCACAGCAATACGCTGAAGAAGCGTTAAAACCGTTACTCGATGACGGACGTGCAAGTGAAGTTACAGTCAGTTACAAGCAACCCCAAAACGGTATTCTACTTCTTTTGATTTCGGTTAAAGATAATCGGGGTAATGCTTTTGAGTTTAAACACCCCGTAAAACTCATTTAAAAGGTGTTTAAAGTATGCTTTTAGTCCCGACACTTGAAGACATCCGTAACGCTATTTTACGCGATTATCAGTCGTTAGAACCTAATGCTGATATAAGTGAAGATAGTGATAATTTCGCGCGTGCTAGTGCATTAAGTGCAGTTGCTGAAGGGTTATATGCGCATCAGAAATGGATTATTAAACAATTCTTTCCGGATACAGCAGATACCGAGTTTTTAGAAAAACACGCAAGTTTGCGTGGCATTCGTAGACGTAATGCGACTTATGCAAGCGGGCGCAGTGCAGTGATTACGGGAAACGAGCATTCACAAATTAGAATAGGTCTTCTAATTAAAACCGAAGACAATCGCTTTTATGAAACGACAGAAAGTGCGGTGATTAATTCAAGCGGGACGGTCACTGTTGTTGTGCGTTCACTTGCAACCGGCTCTAGTCAAAATATCACGCAAGCTACAAAAGCAAGCTTTATGTCTGCGCCAGTTGGTGTCCAAACTGATGTCACGCTTTCAAATGTGGTTGGCGGGACAGATGCAGAAAGTGATACGTCATTATTGGAGCGATTATTAGAACTTATTAGACGACCACCAGCAGGTGGAAATCGTTATGACTACCGTAACTGGGCGTTATCCGTTGACGGTGTGGACGCGGTTTATATTTACCCGCTACGACGTGGGCTTGGCACAGTAGATATCGCTATTACATCGAATAACGACTTGCCAAGCAGTGAAACAATTGAACGCTGCCAAGCGTTTATTGATGATGTGCGACCTGTGACTGCGAAAGAATCAAAAGTTGTTAAGCCGGATGTGACAAAAGTGAACTTCGATATTCAAGTGAAAATTTCTGGCATTACGTTAGCCGAGATTAAAGTCGCTATTCAAAAAGCTCTCTCAGACTACTTCAATACGCTTATTCCCGGTGACGATCTTATTGTGTCGCAATGCGAAGCTGTTGTGAATAACTTAATTGGTGTTGTTGATAGACGTTTTACAACACCAACGGCAAATAAAAAAGCGGATGTGGTGAGCAAAATTGAGTGGTTTAGGCTTGGCACGGTGACCGTCACGGAGATGAGTTGATGATGTCACATAAACACGCACTTAGCACACTCTACCCACCCGTTGCGTATAACGTAAACGGAAAAGAATTTCTTATTCAATGTGAAGTTGATGGGAACGTATTTGACCGCTTACAGCAAAGTGCGGTTGAAATGTTAAACGTTATTGAACCCGCTACGTCGGGGCAAATGCTCGCAGACTGGGAGCGTGTTTGTGGTATCAAAACGGACTTGTCGAAGAATTATCAAGAGCGCGTTAAGCGCGTCATTATTCAATTAAACGCTATCGGCGGGCTTTCAATTCCGTATTTTAAAAAACTTGCTGAAAGTATCGGTTATCAGATTGAGATTAAAGAGTTTTCGCCGCTTCAAAACGACTTACCAAACCTCGGTGATGTGAATATATTTCAAAGCGAACCGAGAGAAAGTCTAATTTTCATGTGGCGTGTGACGGTTATTAATGGCGACGACAATATTATTTATTTTCGTGCGGGTTCTTCAGTTGCTGGCGACCACTTAGTGACATTTGGAGACCCCATCATTGAAGAGTTTTTTAAAGACTTAAAACCGGCTCACACTTACTGCTATTTTGCATATCAAGAGAGATAAAACATGAGAGATTTGTTACAGAAAATTCAATCAAATGATGGGCAATTTCACAATGGAAACCCCGCCACAGGCGAACAGGGCACGCGAGTCACTGACACGTGGCTCAATGATGTGCAAGAACATATTCGCGATTTCGGCGAAGAATTAAAATACTTACTACAACAAGCCGAGCTTGAGCCAAATCCAGCTAAAAAAACGCAGATTTATGATGCGATTGCGCAAATTATTGAGAACAAACGCAGAGTGGCAAGTTTAACACAAAGTGGCGAGGTCCAGCTTGATTCTAGCACGGATTCAACTGCTGAAGATAAAGCGGCTACACCGAAAGCAGTGAATGCAGTTAAAGCGTTAGTGAATGCTGTGAGAAATGCGTTAAATAATTATATTCCGAACAGTAAGAAATCAGATGCTGATAACAGCACAAGTTCAGACACTATTGCAACGAGTTATGCTGTTAAAAAGGTACGTGATATTGTAGAAAATCGATTTCATCCCTCGCTAATGCGGATGGATACAAACATGTTGGTCGTTGTAAATCAGTAGAGATGTTACGCAAAGTCGTTCCCAGTAAACACGGACAGCGTATTTTGGTGGATGCG